ATGAATTTCGGCACCACGACGGAGACGGCCATGTCGAAGTCACTGAGTCTCGAAGCGATCGAAGCCCTGCGGCAGTTGAACGACACAACCAGCGAGCAGGCGCCGCCTGTGCTGTCCCCGGATCTGACCCAGGAACTGGTGGGCGCCGGCCTTGCGACAGGCGCCGGCGCCGATCGCGTCCACATCACCTGCGACGGCCGCAAGTACCTGGCCGGCGACTGCGACTGACGGTCGTTCGTCATCAAGGCGTGTATGCGGTGCGCCTCACGGCGTGTTCGAACGTCGTGCGGGTGGTTTCGCGCCTGCGCGGCGAGTAGGGGAGCCGCCCTGCGCCACGCCGCGCCTTCGTCACGAGGGAGGCGAACATGGAGCCCAAGGGCATCGACATGGGCGACTACGCGGAGCGCTACCGGAATCACGACATCGAGGTAGCGGTCGAGCAGGTCATGACAGGCGTAAAAGCCCATTTTCGCGTGCTGAAAGACGGCGCCGTCGCACTCGACTGGCGGCTCGTACACATCGACCGGCTGTGGCCGACCGAACGCGCGGCCGCCGAGGCCGGGCTAGAGGCGGCGCGCGCCGTGATCGACCGGGAACTCGTTAAGGATTGAGAGGTGGGCGCGGGGTGTACGGAAAGAAAGGGATTGCGCGCTTGCGATAACGTCAGGAAGGGAAAAGGGCTGCCGCGCGATCTGCGCGAGCAGCCCTTTTCGTATGTCCGCGGATCGGGCGCTTATGGCGCCCGGTTCGCGGGTAGCTCGATCAAGATGGGGACGCTTTGAGCGGTGGCCCGACGGCGATTAGTGCGCGCCGAAGTAGACCGATTGCGGACCGCGTTCCAGCGAGCGGGCGCTACCGGCTTGCGACGAAGTGCTCGATACGCCGCCGTAGGCGGTTTCGTTCGAGCGGGCTTGCGCGGCTTCCGCTGCCAGCGTCTGGCTGTTCTGGCCTTGCTGCGAAGCCGGCGCGCCGACGGCCGGGCTGTAGTACGGGGCGGGGCCGTAACCGCTGGCGAAAGCCGGAGCGGCGATGGAGGCGGAGGCTGCAACGAGCAGGGCGGCGAGGGTCTTGGTCTTCATGGTGTCAACTCCAATGAGGTTCAACTGCATTTCGGAATGACGCGGCGCCGAGGGTGGTGCGGTAGTGCCCGTGAGCTACGTCAGTGATGCTCAGTGTAAACACCTACTATTGGAAAATAATCACGATAATCCGAATTTACTGTTCTAGACCGGGAAACAATGCTGGAGACCAATGCCAGCATGCGTTTCCGGTGATTCAACCCCAAAAACTGCATTTTTCGACGCAGGCAGATTACATACTGGGAGAGGGGTTTTGCAGTGCGGCAATCCGTGTCGAGCGCCGTTGTGCAGCGAAAGTGACAGATCTTTGGCGCCGGGAAGTCGCCTGCGCGGCTTGCGGTAGAATTACGGGCTGATTAGTGTCGTGCGGTCCGGTTTGCAGCCCGGTTGTGCAGCCGGATTGTGCGGTCCGCCGGTTTACCCGCTGTCCATCTGCTTTTTCCATGTCTCTTTCCCGTTCCCCCAGTCCTCGCCGCGTCAGCGTGGCGCCGATGATGGATTGGACCGATCGCCATTGCCGCGCCTTCCACCGTTTCGTGTCGCGCCACGCGTGGCTCTATACCGAGATGGTGACGACGGGCGCGCTGATCCATGGCGACGTTGCTCGCCATCTGGCCTTTACGCCCGAGGAGGCGCCCGTCGCGCTGCAACTGGGCGGCAGCGAACCGGACGATCTCGCGCGTGCGGCGCGGCTCGGCGAGCAGTGGGGCTACGACGAGATCAACCTCAACTGCGGCTGCCCGTCCGAGCGGGTGCAGCGCGGCGCGTTCGGCGCGTGCCTGATGAACGAGCCGCAGCTCGTCGCGGACTGCGTGAAGGCGATGCGCGACGTAGTGTCGGTGCCCGTCACGGTGAAGCATCGGATCGGCGTGGACGCCGTCGAGGAATATGGCTTCGTACGCGATTTCGTGGGCACGGTGGCTGAGGCCGGCTGCAACGTTTTCATCGTGCACGCGCGCAACGCGATCCTTAAAGGATTGAGTCCAAAGGAGAATCGCGAGATTCCGCCGCTGAAGTACGAGTACGCGTACCAGTTGAAGCGCGACTTTCCGCAACTCGAGATCGTCATCAACGGTGGGATCAAGACGCTCGACGAAGTGGCGATGCACCTGGAGCACGTAGACGGCGTGATGCTCGGGCGCGAGGCGTATCACAACCCGTATGTGCTCGCGGACGTCGATGCGCGTTTCTACGGCTCGACTGCCGCAGCGCCGAGCCGCGCGGAGGTGGAGGCGAGGCTCGTCGAGTACTGTGCAACCGAACTCGCGCGCGGTACCTACCTCGGCGCGATGACGCGCCACGCGCTTGGCTTGTACCGCGGCGTGGCAGGCACACGAGGCTGGCGTCGTGTGCTGTCGGACAGCCGCAAGCTTGCTGCCCGTGATCTCGCGATCTTCGACGAGGCGCGAAAGTATCTGCGAGAAGACGCCGAAATGTTTGAATAAGGGCTAGGCAAACGCAGAAGGTGTTTGTATAATCTCGCTTCTTCGTCGGCGAGCCATTCAAGGCAAGCCAAAAGTTGTAGCAGTGGTGGCTGTAGCTCAGTTGGTAGAGTCCAGGATTGTGATTCCTGTTGTCGTGGGTTCGAGTCCCATCAGCCACCCCAAAGATCGTCCCAACGTTTCCCATGGTTGCCCAAAAATCCCCGCCAGTCAAGCACTTGCGGCGGTTCTGCTTGCCATCTTTGCCCAAGGTTTCCCATTGACACCCACCGAATCTGGGGGCATCGTTGGTGGCACTTTTCACAGCCTGCGGGGCGTTGATGCCCCCGTGATGCCCCCATGCCCCTTACCGATGTCGCGGTGCGTGCTGCGAAGCCGCGGGAGCGCTCCTACAAGCTGGCCGACGGCCAGGGCATGTACCTCGAAGTCATGCCGAACGGGTCGAAATACTGGCGCCTGAAGTATCGCATCGGCGGCAAGGAGAAACGCATGGCCCTTGGCGTCTATCCGGCCGTTTCCCTGCTTGAGGCACGGAAGGCCCGCGAGGCGGTCAAGGACACACTGCGCGCCGGGCTCGACCCGTCTCACGAGAAGAAGCGGGAGAAGCTGCAGAGGACGCTGGAGCGCCTGAACTCCTTCGAGGCGGTCGCGCGCGAATGGCACGAGAACCGGAAGGACGGGTGGTCGGAAGGGCATGCGGGGAAGGTGCTCAAGCTCCTGGAGCGCGAACTCTTCCCGTCGCTTGGCGCCCGGCCGGTCAAGGATGTGTCGGCTCCCGAACTGCTGGCGGTGCTCCGGAAGATCGAGTCGCGCGGCGCGCTCGAGCTGGCGCGAAAGGCCATGCAGGCGGCCAGTCAGGTGTTCCGCTATGCGATTGCCACCGGACGCGCCGAGCGCGACCCCGCGCCCGACCTGCGCGGCGCGCTCCGGAGCAAGCCCGTGACGCACATGAAGCGCGTCGGGGAAACGGAAGTGCCGGAGCTGATGCGCAAGATCGCCGCCTATGACGGCGACCTGCAGACGCGGCTTGCCCTGCAACTGCTTGCCCTGACGTTCGTGCGCACTGGCGAATTGCGTTATGCCGAATGGACCGAGATCGACGAGGAAAAAGCGGAGTGGCGCATTCCGCCGGAGAGGATGAAGATGCGCGCCCAGCACATCGTGCCGCTGTCGACGCAGGCCCTCGACATCATCCGGCAGCTCCGGCAACTGAACGGGCAGTGGCAGTGGGTATTTCCGAGCCGCTCGAACGCGAAGCAGCCGATCAGTGAGAACACCGTCCTCTACGCCCTGTACCGCATGGGCTACCACTCACGGATGACCGGTCACGGCTTCCGCGGGCTGGCGTCGACCATCCTGAACGAGAACGGCTTCGAGAGCGACTGGATCGAGCGGCAGCTCGCGCACAGCGAGCGGGACAGCGTGCGGGCGGCCTACAACCACGCGCAGTACCTGAGCGAGCGCAAAAAAATGATGCAGTGGTGGGGCGACTATCTGGAGCGGGCGGCAGGCGGAAATGTCGTGCCGGGGGAATTTAGACACCTCGGCTAGGCCCTGGCGGATCGCCGCATGAGAGCCGCATCTCCCATGGAGTGGTGCGCGGCGAGAGGGAAAGATTGACCGCACCGCGAGATACAATTGATGGGCAAAGGTAAATTTGCCGCCGAGCGCAAGGTTGCGCGGGGCTGGTGGCGGTTTTGATATGGTAGGTGGTCGGGCAGAACGTCAAACGGCGTCGGGCCGACCTATTTCCACACTCAACGGTCAAGTAACGGTGTTGAGAATAACTTTTAAGTTAATATCTTGCGCATAGCTGCCGTTATCCAGGACACGTGGACTATCTACGAGTACGACCCGGAAGGAGGCGACGGGGTGCTCGCTGGGGTCAAACCGTCGGACCAGGGCGCTTGCTGGGCCTTTCTTGCGCGCGTCGCAGAGAACGGGCCTACGTGGCTGCCTGAGAATCGGAGCCACCACGTGAGCGACGACGAACCCAAGATCTGGCAGTTTGACGTGACGGGGACGCTGCGTCTGCTTTGGTTTTACGACGAAGGCCGGGTGGTAGTTATGATGCAATGCTTCTACAAGCAGGGTGGGAAGCGGGGGAAAACACCACAAAAGCTCGTCCGAAAGGCGCAGCGATTGTGCGATTGCTACTTTGCTGCAAAGCGGAACGGCACGCTAGAGATTAAGAGCGAGGGCTCCAACGATGAAGATCAGTGACAGATACAAGGACGCCTTTGCGCGTGCGAAGGAAACGTCAAGTTACTGGACTGAGCGGACATTGCTCGACCTTGCAGGCAAGCTGTTGAGCCGCATGAAAGAGCGCGGCCTGAGTCAGTCGACCCTTGCCGAAAAGATGGGTAAAAAGGCACCGCAAATCAGTCGGGTGTTAAGCGGCCGTCATAATTTGACCGTTCAGTCGTTGTGTGAGGCGGCCTTCGCGATGGACATGACGGTGGACATTAGGCTGGAGCCCATGAGGAAAGGTAAGCAGGGAGGGCAACTGATCGCGACCAACGACGCGGCGTCGAGCGCTCCCCGCTCTCTTTCAAATGTGAGAGTGATCCGCAGTGCCCATGTGCTTGGTGGAACTTTGAACGTCGGGGCTGCTGAGCAGTTCCGGGATGCGGCATGACCAGCGAAGCACTCACGTACCTGCTGAATCACCTTGTATTTCAGCAGGCAGTCCCATGCCGAATCGATTTCAAAATCGATACGCAGTACGATCCCCGTGCGGCGGAGCAGACATATACTCGGGTGACATGGACGGGGGGGGATGTCCACGCGGCTGACTTCGAGGTTGACGTGCCGGATGGCCCGCAGAAGCTGTCGATCATGCGTTTCACGATATCGACTAGGACTCGTATCGTGAAGACACCAGATGGGAATATCCCTCCCGACAACGAAGACCCGCCTGAAGCTGACGTCATCATGGACGCGACTATAGATTTCATGATGGAGTACCTCGTGCAGGGAGCGACGCCGGATGAGTTCGAGGAAGCGGCAGTAACAGAGTTCTTTGGTAGGCAGGTGCCGTTCAATATGTGGCCGTATTACCGGGAACTGGTGCAGAATTTGGCGATGCGCGCGCGATTGCCGATTCCGAACCTACCGCCGTTTCGGATAGTTCCAAAAGCACCGCCCGTCGCTAAGTGATTATTGCGCCCCGCCCCGAGCGGGGCTTTTCACATCTGTGATCGGGAGGGCACATGGCTATCACGAACGAACAGCTCGCAGAGCTTCTACTCGGCATCGCGAAATCGCAGAATGCGATCATCGACTCGATCGCGCTTCATCTTGGCCAGAACGGCGCCGCTTTCCGTACACGTGCACTCATTCCGACACTGCAAGGTTCGGCAAATGTCATGAATCACCAGGCCCAACCAACATTGCAGGACCTGCCATCGCGACTGCTGTTGCAGGTTCAGGCAGGCGGGGTCAATCGGAACGCGCAGCCTCTTGACGAGTGGCTGCTAGAGCAACTGGATCGGCTTGTGCCTTGATGGGGTGGTGCCGGCGCCCCGCACGCCGGCCCACCTCTACGCCATGCTCGCGAGGAAGTTCGCGGCAGCGCGCTTGACGAGGTACTGCTGCAGCGCTGCAGCATCGGCCTGCGGCAGCGACATCTCGATCCGGCCGCCGCGCATCAGGACGAGGCTACCGTCGTTGGCGATTGCACATGAGAAGGTGCGGGGTACGTCAGTCGTGAGTGCGAGCGTCGTGGCGGCCCGCTTTGACACCGGCTTCCGTGAGCGAGCCGCCTTCGGCACGTCGAACACGCTGTTGCGCGCGCTTGGTGACTTCGCAGCCGGAATCGCCTCACTAGCGTCGACCAGCTTCTGGCTGATGCGCTCAACGGCGTCAGGCGGAATCTGGTCCGACATATAGTGCGCATTCATGTAATGCCCGTTCCGCTCGATCCGCTCGGTCACGATCCGGCCGGCTTTGATGTTCGTGTACAGAGCATTCGAAACACGGATCGCTGTGTCTATGCCAAGTCGTTGCGCGATCTCGGCAGACGTAATGCCGGGAAACTGCCTCACGACTTCAATCATCTCTGCGCGTTTGCTCGAGATTCGCTTCTTTGCCGCCATTATTAGTCTCCTATGTCCAGGAACGTCCCGGCACGATTGCCGGGGCCGCCACAGGATATTTTTTGGCGAGGCGAGCGTGATGGATTCGAGCGACGGAACACGGCCATTCAATCAGAAGAATCAATTTGCCGTGCGGGGAATGCGGTAGCGGGTAGCGTTTCGCCGCCGAAGTAAAGTGCGCTGTACACACGGTGTTTAGTGTCCTGTACTCGTGGTGTGAACAGTGCGTGCACAGGTTCCCATAAGGAAGCTATTCGCAGTCGTATAGCACCGCTAATAATTGACGCGCGCTGCCGCGGAGAAATACAAGCACTACTTGTACAGTCGATCGAAGATGACGGCCTATGTGCGAATCCACTTGACGCGGTCGATGCAGGCGACTACGCTTTAACCGTCGCTGAGACAACAGCGAACCGGGGTGAGAGCCGGGAAAACGTGGGCGGACAACCGCCGAATGGCGGTATTTTTTCGTCCGTCGTACCATCACGCATCCAGTTTATGGGTGGGCCATGGTAGGGGTGCGCTTGCGCACGCCGGTGCCTACGTTCCGGTCTCTCAACCTTGCCATGTGCCTGCCCACCCCGTTTGAGAGCGGAGTGGCGGGCTTCTATTAAACGTAGGGGTCCAAACCATGTCTACCGTTAATCTCCCATCCGGTGCTTCCGAGGCGAGAAACTTTCTCGACGAGGATTTTTCCCAGTTCAGCAGTCGCGTTCGCGACGCAGCCCGCACCAACCGCCTGCAGGTCGAACCGTTTCTTCGCCATGCTGACAGTGCGAATCGCATTGTTCGTGGTCTCGAAGTTATTTTCCGCATCGCCGGAGCGAACCTGGTGCGCGAGGACGCCTTCGCCTTTGACAACGACCTTGCCAACGTCGAACCACCGCTTTCGCGCGCCAGCGTTGCGTCGCTCCTCGGCCTCGGCGCCGAGGTATCGTCGAGGTTTGCGGCCGAAATAGAGGAGCTCTCTGGCTGGGCAGAAGAGTACGGCGTGATCGGCGAGCAGGAGGCCGGCGATGAACGGGAATGATCGCGCTGACGCGGCCGACTTCGGGGAACTGACCATCCACCTTGATCCCAAGTACGGCATGGTGCAGTACGTCGGGACGCGCCTCCAGCTGGAAGCCGAGGGAATCGTCCCGTCCGGGACGATGTGGCCGGACGGCTACGCGGTCGTGCGGTGGGAATCCGGCCAATCCGAGTTCTGGATGCGCCGGAAGCGCCCGGAGGGTGCGAAGGGACCGCGTCGTGCATTCCTTGACGTCGACAACTGGTGCGTTGGGGTCAACCCGAAGCATGACGGAAGTTGGTGCGACCACAAGATACGCATGATGAAGCTCGAGCTTGCGCGCCTGCAACGTTACAACTCCCCGCAAGGGATCGCAGAAAGTAATCGTCAGTGGGAGTGCATCGAGGCAGCAAGTAATGACGAAAAATTCCAGCGGTTTAAATTACTTGTCCCCGGGCTCGGGCCGCCGCCGCGGTCGCGGGCGAAGGCGGGCCGCGTGGATGGAGTCCGCCATGAGTAACGTCGTCCAGTTTCCGGCACACCAGCGCACCCGTGGGCGCTGCCGCGTTCAGCCGAAGCCTGGCGTTTCGGTCGCGCCGGTTCTGCAGTTCTTGCCGGCGACATGGGCAAGAACTCCGGAAGAGCGCCTCATGGAGGTTGACAAACTCGTGAATCGGCTCGCGTACGCCGTATTGGATGCGGCGCGGGTGGCGAAGGAGAGCAGGAAACTTTCGCAACCCGATTGACGACGGGCATAATCGTTCACAACTGCGCCTAGCCCGACGGGGCGCAAATAGAGCACCGTTACCCCGCCGGCGCGGCTTTTTCACTCAAAAGTGTGTGAGGATACGTCGTGGACCACTCCAGGAAAAAGGACGTCGAAACGGAAGAACTTCGTAGGAAGCTGGATGAAACGAAGCAGCAAACCGCTGAGATTTTTAAGAAGTTCATTGACGAGAAGCCAAAGGAATTCATTCAGTTGTTTTGTGAGGCGACTTTGGGAATTGCCGACGAAAGCAATCCGTTCCGTCCTCTGGAAGCTCCATCAGAAAATTCACCACTAAAAGCCTTCGCTATCGATCGATCCTATTTCCATGGGTTGGCAAAAATTCTCCTTGATAAAGTAACTGATAAAGAGGCCGTTCGTAGCGCGAGCGGTTACACACCATTTATCGATATCGTTTTTGAAAATTTCAGTTTCTCAAAATTCATTGATAGTGATGAAATTTTAAAGCACCCAGATATCCTCGGTATGCAGGTGGCATTGTTTGAGAATTTTTCAGAGCCACTGGCGTGTGCGATTGATCTAACTTGTTTGGTAGTATTTGAGGGTGTTCCCTTGTATCGCTTGAATGAAGACGGGGTGAGCTTTGGTCGAATTGGGTTCGACGAGCCACTTTATAATTATATCTGTAAAAGAGGTGAATATTTCGAAAGTGCGAGAATAGTCCATCTTCCTGAGTGGGTGCATGGAATTTATTTTAGAGACGGTGATCTTGAATTGCATCAGGCATTCTTTGCTGGTGCTCCGCAACTTCTTGACAGTGAACGAAATTTACGCAGAATTGCATTGCAGAATGCGCTCGGTCTTAACAACGACGTTTCATCAAAGCCCAGTGAACCCGTTGTGCGAAAGCATCAAACCACGCTTCTGAGAGCGGCGCAGGCGGTGATCGACAGATACTACGGTTCTCAGTTCGACGAGAATGATAGGAGCACCATCACTCCGCAAAAAGCAGTCGTTGCTTGGTTGCAAGATGCTTACGGGTTGTCGGAGCGAGAAGCCGAGTCGGTCGATATTGTCACCCGGCCCGACAGCGCGAGAAAGCGCTAGATGAATTCTGTGGCGGGGGACTGCCTTCAGGGCACCCTCACCCCTGCCTCAGGGTCTTATATCTTGCCTTCATCCCACCCTGAGGGCTTCAAATCAGGCCATACCAAAGCTTCCCAAGGAGAACCAAGGTATGGCTACCAAAGATTCGGCAGATCAAGTCTTTCCAAAGGTCCCCTTCCTTCCGAATATCGGCCTTTTCAAATGGCGTGACATCGCGCCGTTCGTCGGCATGTCGCGCGAGAGCTGGCGCAAGCTGGTGGTCGCCGGCAAGGCTCCGGCGCCGATCCGCCTGACTAGCTCGTGCTCGCTGTACCGTGCGCAAGACGTGCACGCGTGGATGGCGGACCCCATCGGCTACAGCGCCGATCCCGCGGACCAGCAAGCCGCCTGAGGTGTGCGCCATGGAGACACTGCTCAAGCGCGCCATCATGGCCGGGTACAACCATGGCGTCCTGCCGGCCGCCGCGGCTTCCCTCCTGATCCGTCATTTGCGGTTGTCGACAAAGTTTCGCCGATCTTGGCGAACAAGGAGCATTCAGACTGCGCATAGTTTCGCGCGGAGTTACGGTGCCGGAGTGACATTCTTCGTGCCAATCATTTCGATGGAAAAGCTCGCCAACATGTAAATGTTGATTTGAGAAAACTCTTTATTTACAAAGGCTTGCGTGTTTGTCGAATCTCTTCTAGCGAAGGTTTTGGCGAGAAGTCAGCCGCCTATCGGGCCTCCTGCTCGGGTCTTGTGTCTTGCCCGCTTATACTCGCCCGCAGGAAATGATTCTAAATTGTTCGCTATTGCATTAGTTAGCCGGCTGGTCCCCGGCTCCTTGGAAGAGAGCCCCGTGTTTCGGGGAGTGAGGTAAGCCGTACTCTTCCGGCAAACCGATCCGACTGACCATCGGCACTCCCCAAAGTGCGGGGTTTTTTGTTACCAAGTTCGTATTCCTAAGCGAACCTTGGTAAAGGATGGTAAGTGATGAAAGTCATCGAATCCAAAGTCGTGCAGGGTGCTCCTCCCTGTCGGGGTTTTAGATCCGTTCGCGGGGTGCGGTGGTTTATCCGTCCCGATCTCCGCCTCTGGTCTATCAACGTCGCCGAAGACCACGCGCCCGAGCTAACAGGCCAGGCTCGTGAGGACTTCGAACGCGAGGCCCGCATCAGCCAGCTCGGCATGCTGATCGAAGCGCGGTGCGCCACACCTCTGTGGCGGCGCGTCCTCAAGGCCGCCATGTACGGCGAGATGCGCGGCCGCTCGCCAGATCGGCGGCTCGCCATGGAACTCGCGCTGCAGGAGTCGATGCGATGAGCGTGCAAGCGATGACCTGGGCCATCGAGCAGCAGGACGTGCGAGAGCCCAATGCGCGCCACGTGCTGCTTTGCCTGGCCAACTACGCGGACGCGGACGGCAAGGCCGCGTTTCCATCCACCGCCCGTCTCGAAGCAGACACTGGCCTGTCGGAGAGCACGATCCGTCGCAAACTCGATCTGCTCGAAGAGATGGGCCTCATCGAAGAGGGCAATCAGGCCGTCGTCGCGGCCTACATCGAACGTGGTGACCGGCGACCGGTTTGCTACGACATGGTCATGAAAAAACGGGGTGTCTCTGTGACACCCGGCGGAGAACGGGGTGTCACGGTGACAGGAACGGGGTGTCACGGTGACGCCAACGGGGTGTCACCGACGACGTCACGGGGTGTCACGGTGACACCCAATCCGTCCTTAACCATCAATAAACCGTCAAAGAACCGTTCTTGTGCGATCGACGAGAAATTCGAGGAAGCGTGGCGGCTATTTCCGAAGCGTGAAGGCGGAAATCCGAAGGCGTCGGCGCGCAAGGCATGGAATGCGCGAATCCGTGAAGGCGTGAATCCGGATGTGCTGGTGGCGGCGGTCAAGGCGTACGCCGCAGACGTGCTGAAGGCCGGCAACATCGGCACGCGGTACGTGAAGCAGGCCGCCACGTTCTTCGGGCCGGACCGGCACTACGAGGAGTACGCGAAGCCGGTTGCGGACCAGCAAGGCCTGTTCGCAGGCAGCGATGAGCCGTGGTGGTCGAAGGCCGGATTCCGGTACCACTGGCAGGCGACCAACGCCGGGTGCAGCGAGCGCTTGGCGCACCTGTGGGCGAACGGCGAGCGCATCGGAGAGCGGGCATGAACGCGAAGGAACTCGCCGCCCTGATGGCGGACAACGCCGCGGCCATCGCCGAATACCTGCTGCCGAACGGCCGCAAGTCGGGCAAGGAATGGAAGGCCGGCAGCACCGCCGGCGAGAAGGGCCGCAGCCTGTCGGTGTGCCTGGCTGGCGCGAAGCGCGGCGTGTGGAAGGACTTCGACAACGGCGAGAGCGGCGACCTGCTGGACCTGTGGTGCGCGTGCCGCGCGCTGTCGGTGGCCGAAGCGATGCGCGAGGCGAAGCAATACCTTGGCGTGCGCGACGAGATGCCGAAACGCGAGGCGCCGGTGTACCAGCGGCCGGGCAAGCCGAAGGCCCAGCGGCCCACCAGCCTGCTCGACGAGTGGTTCGCGAGCCGCGGGATCACGACGGACACGATGCGCGCCTTCAAGGTGGCCGAGCAGCAGCGCGGCGACGTGACGTACGTCGTGTTCCCGTACCTGCGCGGCGCCGAGCTGGTCAACGCGAAGTACCGCAACATCGCGGACAAGAAGGACATGCGGCAGGAGTCGGGTGCCGAGCCGTGCCTGTTCGGCTGGGACCTCATCGCGCCATCGTGCCGCACCACCGCGATCGCGGAGGGTGAGATCGACGCGATGACGCTTCATCAGGTCGGCATTCCGGCGCTGTCGGTCAATGCGGGTGCCGGCAATCACCAGTGGATCGACAACGACTGGGAGCGCCTCGAGCGCTTCAGCGAGATCCTGCTCTGCTACGACAACGACGAGGCCGGCCGCAAGGGCGTTCGCGAGGTGGCGAACCGTCTCGGGCTCGAGCGCTGCCGCGTGGTGATCTTTGGTGAGGCCAAGGACGCGAACGAATACCTGGCGGGCGGTGCGACGGCCGAAGACTTCCGCCGCTGCTGCGCGCAGGCGCGCGGCTTCGATCCGGACGAACTGAAGTCGATCGAGTGCTTCTGGTCGAACGTCAAGTCGATGTTCTATCCGGCGCAGGAGGAGTCCCACTCGCCGTATCTGTCGTTCAACGGCCGCAACGAACTGTGGTTCGAGTTCCGCGGCGGCGAGGTGACGGTGTGGACCGGGATCAACGGGCACGGCAAGTCGTTGCTCGTCGGACAGGTCCAGCTCGGCCTGATGTGCCAGGGCGAGCGCGTGTGCGTATTCAGCGGCGAGATGAAGCCCGAGATGCAGGGCAAGCGGCTCGCGAAGCAGATCGGAGGCCTCGACCGTCCCTCGCCGGACTACCTGGACCACATGGGCGCGTGGCTGCGTGACCGCATGTGGGTTTTCGATCTGGTCGGCGTGGCGGCGATCGACCGACTGGTGACGGTCTTCACGTACGCGTACAAGCGCTACGGCATCCGGCAGTTCGTGATCGACAGCCTGATGATGACCGACGTCCCCGAGGACGGCCACGGCGCGATGACGGCGCAGAAGGAAGCGATGCGGCTGCTGGCCAACTTCGCGCGCCAGTACAACGTGCACGTACATCTGGTCGCGCACCCGCGCAAGGCCCAGGACGAGAAGCGCATCCCCGGAAAGATGGACGTGAGCGGCAGCGGGAAGATCACCGACGCCGCGGATAACGTGTTTTCGGTGTGGTCCGCGCAGAAGGATCAGGACGACCAGAGCGTCGACGAGCCGGACGCGTTTCTCACCCTCCTGAAGGCGCGAAATGGCGATACGCAACGCCGGTCGCTGGCGCTCTTCTTCAACCGTGAATGCATGCAGTTCGGCCCGAGCGAGACCCGGCGGCCGCATGTCTACCTTCCCTTCAGCACCGCCAACCATCAGGAGATCCCAGCATGATGAATTCCAGTTCTGTTACGTCAGCCGCACTCGACGCACTTCGCAAGTCGGGCATGAAGGTTTCGACGGACCGGATGCCCGTGATTTCGCCGAACTGGCTGTTCGTTATTCACGTGCCGAAGTTCGAGGTCTATCTCGACCTCGGCGACAACAAGAAGGCTCAGGTTCCTCTGATCCAACTGATCCCCGAGGCGCAATTCCCTAAGCGCATTGCGTACCACCTCGTTCAGTTCGTCGAATGCGCAATCAAGCGACACGATTTCTGGGTGCAGATGCTCGAAGGCGACCCGAGTGAGCGCATCCCGTTGTCGGACGTGCAGAAGATCGTCGAGGCAGCATGGTTAGCCTGTGATGCGCATGGTGAGATGGGGATGACGTTTCTCCCGCGCGATCCGGATCTGCCGTTTTGAGTCGTGCCGTGAAGCAGATCGAACGTGACGGCTCGGCACAGCGCCGCATCTGCGCGCTGCTCGACGAATGCTTCCCGCTGACCGTGAAGCAGATCGCGGAGATGCGCGGCATCAACGCACGTGCAATATGCCGGCAGCTCGATGCGCTGGTGGCTGCCGGCTACGTTGAATACCGGCCGGGTGGCGGTCATACACCGCGGCTCTACCGGCGCACCGCGAAGACGCTACCCGCGCCAGTCGCGCGCACGCCGCGCGCGGAGGTTGTGGCGCAGCGCCGCCGGCGGGAGAGGGAAGCGCTGGAAGCCCGGTTCAGGATTCCGGCGCGCGGCGAGCTTGAGCGGGTCGTCTCGGCATGGGTAGGAGCCTGACATGCCCATGCCATGCGCCATGAAGCTTCCGCGCTCCACGGTACGTCTGGTCTACGAGGAGCTGTCGAAGAGCAGCCGGCTCACCCAGGAGAAGCTGCGCAAACTGACCGGACGCGGTATGGGCCCGGTGTGCGAGAGCCTGCAGTTTCTCATCGACGGCGGCTACGTGAGGAAGGCGGGCCAGACGCTGAACCGCTACGGCACCTCCACGGGCAAGCGGCAGATCCAGTACGCCTGCACGGGCAAGCCGCTGCCGCCGGTATGCGGGTTGACCGAGGCGCCGTCGCCGCAGGAGCTGTGCGACATCATGAACCAGATCATCCGGCGCCGCGTTCCGGCGAACGGAGAAAATTCCTAGAGTGGGCGTGTCTTCTCCACCAGGTCCGTATTCGCCCGGTTCGCCCGGGCATTTTTTCGATGAAGCCTGAAACAGTCCTGTGCCCGAGCTGCGGTAACGAATGGCAGATCCCGCTGCTCGGGATGGTTCGCCGCCGCCGGCCGCTGTGGTGCCCCGCGTGCGAAAAGCTCGCGGACGACAGGCTCATCGAGGCGATGAAACGGTATCCGGAGAAGGCGCCGCAAAGAGGACCCGCGGGATAGAAAAACGACCGAGCGGGGGCCATTAGCCCAGCCCTGAACAACCGGTGTCGCGCCGGCTCAATAAACGTGGACCAATGGCGGAGAAGCCCCGCCACGACCGACCGGAATGGCTGAACGCACACAGGCGCAGCAGGTCGACGAGTCCGGATATACCGCACGCGACTGAAGCACCGCTTTTTTTAGCGGGTGGGAAGTCACACCCTCTCCATCGGTCCTGCGTCAACCGGAGACCCACATGATCACCTACGCGATCGTCTCACCCAACCGCGATACCCCATGGGGCTACTACCAGTCCAGCAACGTCCCCACGCTCGAAGAGCTCGCCGATCACATGGCACGCGTCACCGGCTATCCGGATCGCGACGCGTGGATCATCGCCAACCGCGTTGACCTGCTCGGATTTGCGCCGGTGCATTGAGCCACCATGTTCAACGTCCTCGGCAGATGCACGACGTGCGGAATGCACCACGTAGGCGGTTCATGGTGGGCCGTAGCGACAGAGCGGCAATGCACATGCGGCGCAATGGTCGAGATGGGCACGCTGTTCTGGTGGAAGCGGCTCAGCGTCGAGCAACGATACGGCCTTGACCGGATGCACTGACTTCAGGGCGTATGGCACATGCGCGGACGGCCCAGCCAGCCGTCCCATTGCTCAAAGGGCGAGCCGCAGCCCAATGTGCCGGGCGGATGCTGACGGGTAAGCCGTCGCCACCCCTCGCAGTTCTCCCCAGCAATCAGTAAAGCGACAGGGCCGCAAAGGCACTCTGTTCCTTCGCGCACACGCGCGTGATGCGTGATGAAAGGCTCAGGCCAAGAGGATGGAAAGGGGAGAGAGGTGGCAGTTTCGGGTGTCGTGCCCGCCTCAAAAACATCGATTCCGGCCGGATTCGCGCGCATTGCGGCCCGCTGATGACACCTGACGATCTCATTACCGACCGCGGATGTTGCAGTGCACTTCGGCTGTTTCGAGGCACGACGATCGACGCGACTATCGTAAGTCATTGATCTATAACGATTGGTGCGCTGCATCCAGAGTTGACATAATGGATATGAGCACACTTTTGACCCGCCGCAGCAGTGATGTTGAGAGCGATTCTCAAACTCGGGGGCCACGAGCGGGCCGCCCGACGGGGGGCAACAGAACTCGCAGACCGCCTCGCCAATCCGCGCATCCGAAAATCGTCGGGAACCGCGAAAAATTCGATCATGCCTTCCGTGTGAACGGGAGGCTACCGCATGGCGCTGTCGAACGCCGCATTGCTCAAGGCGATATCCGAGGACCGCGCGCTGGCCTCGGCGATGCTGTTTGCGCATCGTCACCCGCAGGAGACGCCGGCGTTTCACGTCGAGGTGATGGACCTGTGGCGAAGCATCGATGAGTTCGTTCTGATCGAGGCGTTCCGCGAGGGTGCGAAGTCGACGCTGTCGGAAGAGTTCCTGCTGACCGAGGCGTGCTTCGGCAACTTCGGTTACTGCCTGATCCTCGGCGAGACGTACACGAAGGCGTGCCAGCGTCTGGAGGCGATCAAGTTCGAGGCCTCCCGCAACATGAAGCTGCAGGGGCTCTTCGGTCGCCTGAAGCAGGCCGGCCGGCTGTGGAACGAGCATCAGATGGAGCTTTCGAACGGCGTGCTGCTGGAGGCGCACGGCTGGGAGGAGGAACTGCGCGGGTTCAAGTGGCACGATCTGCGGCCGGACCGCGCGTATCTCGACGACATCGAGAACAAGGAGCGCGTGAAGGACAAGGCCGCTGTCGACGCGTCGATGAACAAGCTCTACCTCGAGCTGATGCCGGCGATGGACAAGGTGAAGGGGAAGATCCGGGTCACTGGCACGCCGCTCGCCGAGGACTGCATGATCACGCGGCTGCGCGATAACCAGGACTGGACGAGCCGCCGGTACCCGATCTGCAATGGCGACATCGACGACCCGGACACGCAGTCTATGTGGCCCGAGCGCTACCCGATGGAGTGGATTCGCAAGACGCGCGACGAGAAGGAGCGCGCTGGGCAACTGCGCGGCTTCATGCAGGAGTACATGCTGCTGGCGATCGGCTCGCAGGACAAGCCGTTCGAATCGGACCAGATCCGCGAGGCACCCGTTGATCCGGCGCCGTGGCTGCCTAAGGTGGTCATCACCGACCCGGCACGCACGACCGACGTGAAGAAGAGCGACCGCACGGGTCGCGTCGTGGTGAGCCGGCTCGGCACGAAGATCTTCGTGCATGACTCGTCGGGCGAGTACTGGAAGCCCGACGAGATCATCAACGACGCGTTCAGGTCGTCGTCGCGCCACGGCAATGCGGCGGTGGCCATGGAGAAGAACTCGCTCGACGAGTGGCTGCTTCAGCCGATGCGCGCGGAGATGCTCCGCCGCGGCGTGACGCTGGCGCTCAAGGCGCTCACCGCGCCGCAGGATCGCGACAAGGTGCAGTTCATCATGGGCCTGCAGCCGTTCTTCCAGGCCGGCGACATCGTGCTGGTCGGCGGCGTCGGTGCGCACCCGAAGCTGGTCGCAGAGATCCTCAATTTCCCTTCCGGCAAGCGCGACATCCTCAACGCGCTCGCGTACGTGCAGCGCGTTTTCTCGGGGGTGGCCGTGTACGAAGACTTCGGCGAATGGAACCTGACGAGCGAGTACGAGCCGTCGCAGCAGAATCCGCTCGCGCTCGCGTTCAATGCGAGCGGCACCGAGACGACCGCGGCGCTTCTGTGCATCGAAGGACAGCGCATTGTCGTGGTGGCGGACTGGATCTCGCCGGTGCCGCCGAAGGACGCGGTGCCCGACATCGTGCAGCTCGTGCGCGCCGCGTTCCCGCGCGCACGTGTGACGGCATGGCTGCCCGCCGACGTGATGGATCAGGCGGACCGCATGCCGATCGTGCCGGCGCTGCGAGCGGCGAATCTCCATCCCATGCGCGGCGCGTACGTCAACGTCGCGCGCGGTGCGCTCTCGCCGCTCATCCGCACCGAGGCGAAGGCCCGGCGCTTTTTTCTGGTGGACCAGCAGGGCGCCACGCACACGCTCAACGCGCTGGCTGGCGGCTACAACTTCCCGGTGACTCGAACGGGGAAAAAAGAGAATCTCCCGGAGACCGGGCCGCACCGGACGCTGCTCGAAGGAGTGGAGTCCGCGGTCTACGTGATCGGCTCGCAGCGCGCGGACGTTCTGCCGGAAGGCGTGAACATGGCAGTCAACCCGCAGGGTGCGAGCTACCTGACCACTTTGCCACGGAGATGAACATGGCTGTCGACCGCAAGATCACGCCGAAGGCGCCCTCGCAGAACCCCACGGCGTTCTACCAGGGCAAGCAGCAGGGCGGTGCCTACGGCAAGCCCGAGCGCGTGCCGGAGCGCCTGAAGGGCGGCCCGATGCGCGAGAAGCTCGGCAAGTCGGGGCTCTAACGTGAAGAAGCGCTACGGCCGCGGCGACGCCGGCAAGGGCGCGACGCGCTCGGAGAGCCGCGATATCCGCGAGTTCTTCGGCACGTCGCCGTACAAGTCCAACCCGGACGACCGGCCGGCGCGCACGCCGCGCGATCGCAACACCGGAAGCCGGCTCTCGAAGAAGCTCGCCGGCAAGGTGATCGGCTGATCCACCCATGGCCCGCCCGAAGAAGCCAAAGAAGCAGGACGACAAGCCCGCGGTTGAGACACTCGACGCGCGGGCTGTCGACGCTGAAAAGACCGGCGAGGACATCGAAAACTGGGCGGACAAGCCCGATTCGGAAGCCTACGTCGAGGCCGCGAAGCTCTACCCGAAGATCGCGAAGTGCTACGAGAACAAGCAGGAGCAGACGGACCACATCGCCGAGTACTGGTCCATCTACAACGCGCAGCCTGACGAGAACCAGCAGTATTCCGGCAACAGCCAGTGCTACATCCCGGCGGTACGCAACGCCATCAACGCGCGCATGAAGCGCACGCTCGCGCAACTCTTCCCGGTCAACCACAAGCACGTCGGCGCGACGGGCCCCGACGGCAGTATCCCCTTCGCGCAGATCAGCCTGCTCGAGCACTACGTGCGCTCGGCGAAGATCAAGGACGCGGTGCGCGCGGACCTGATCGCGGGCGACGTGACGGGCCAGTGGAACCTGTATATCGACTGGACGAAGACGTACCGGCGCGTGACCGAGCTCGTGAAGAAGCCGCCGATTCTCGAAAACGCCGAGCTGGGCGTCGAGGTGCAGGACGTCACGGCCGACGACGATGCGTGGGAGTGGGAGAAGGAGCAGAAGGAGGTCGTGACCGAAGGCCCCGACGTCGTGCCGTTCGCGACCGAGGACCTGGCCGTCTATCCGCCCACGTGCAACGACACAGAGAAGGCCACGGCGACGTCGATCAAGCTGCGGCTCGATCAGGACGCGATCCAGCGCTTCATCGACGAGGGCGTCTTCGTTGGCCACGGCGCGAAGGAAATCATCGACCGCATGGCGCAGCCCAGCGGCGGGCGCGAGAAGTCCGTGCCGACGAAGAAGCGCACGGGCGACGCCGGCATCCGTACCGAAGGAACCTACAAATACGCGCTCATCTATGAGGTCCACACGAATCTCGATCTTGGCGACGGAAAGGAGCCGTGCTTCGTTTATTTCGCGGGTCAGGAAGAGATTCTTGGCATTATCCGCAATCCATTTTGGTCTGGAAAACGGCCCATCCTCTCCGCGCCGATCGAGCGCATCCAGGGTTCGTTCTTCGGCATCTCGAAGATCGAGCCGGTCAAGTTCCTGCAGTGGAACCTGAACGACTACTGGAACATGGGGCAGGACTCGGCGCAGTACAGCCTGCTGCCGATCACGATGGTCGATCCGCTGTCGAACCCGAACTACCAGTCGATGGTGGTGGGCCTCGCCGCGGTGTGGCTGACCGACCCGAATAAAACGAAGTTCGCGAACTTCCCGGCCATCTACAAGGACGCGATCCCGCTGTGCGAGAACCTCAAGCAGCAGATCAACGAGTCGATGGACGTCAACGACGCCATGCTCGGCAAGGCGCCCACCGGCCGCAAGAACCAGGCGCAGATGGCCGCGCTCACGGCCGCGCAGGAGTCGAACATCATCGACAACGCGAAGCGGTATGAGGAAGTCATCCTTAATCCGCTGCTCGAATGGATGTTCGAGCTCGACCGCCAGTTCCGCACCGAGGAACTGACCGTGGAGATACTGGGCGAAGTCGGCGCGCGCGCGAACCTGCAGATCATCCCGCCGCAAGCCTTTGGCGAGCGCTACTCCTTCCGGTGGTGCGGCACGGCCTACCAGCAGAACCTGCAGCGCATGCAGCAGCAGATCGCCGCCATGAACGTGCTGCGCGGTATCCCGCCGCAGCAGCTCGACGGCCGGCGCCTCAATCTGGGACCGATCCTCGAAAGCCTCGTCGAGCAGGTCTTCGGGCCGGAGGTCGCGCCTAGCATTCTTATCGACGAGCGCAACCTGTTCCACATCGATCCGGAGCAGGAGAACCTGATGATGCACAACGGCCTGCCGGCCGAAGTGCACCAGGCCGACGATGACCGTCAGCACATCATGGCGCACCTGCACGCGGCTCAGCTCACCGGCGATCCGGCCGGCCTCATTCGTGCGCACGTCCAGCAGCACCAGAAAGCGATGCAGGCGAAGGTCCAGATGCAGATGGGTCAGCAGATGCCGCCGGGGCAGCCTGGAGTTCCCGGCGGCGCTGGACCCGGCGTGGCTGGCACGCCGCGCCCCGGAGCGCAGCCGGGTTTGCCGCGGCCGCAGGGACCGGCGGGCGCCATCCATCAGGACCAGCTCGCCTCGCCGACCGTGGAGCCGCGATGAAACGGTTCGTCGCGCGCTGCACGCCATGGGGCACCGTCCAGACCGGCGACTACTTCCTCCGCCTCACCGACAGCGAGAAGTCTGCCGTGCTCGCGCACGAGCGCGCTCACGTGCGCAACCGTGATGCGCTGAAGCGTCTGTGGTGGGTGGTATCGCTGCGCGTGGTGTTCGATCCGCAATGGGTGTTCGCGCGCTGCCGCGGGCAGGAATTCGCCGCGGACCAGTACGTAAAGCAGCGCGGCATGGCGGCCGGCATGCGGTCCTTCCTGCGGCGCTTCCCGCAACCGGCGAGCGCGCTGCATCCGGGCTCGAAAGAACGTCTGGAGGCGCTCGATGGCTGATGCATTTGTGCTGGTTTCGCCGCAGGTGCGTGCCGAGGGCAAGGACGTCCCGCCGGAGCAGATCCAGGCGGCATTCCTCAATCTCACCGCGCAGATCAACGGCGCGCTGAACCAGCTCGCGAACGGCGCCGGTCCGCAGTTTGGCGCAGCCATGCTCGCCTGGTTCAACAGCCTGCCGACGACCCTCCCAGCCCAGCCGGGCGTGCTCTGGAACAACGGCGGCACGCTGGCCCAATCGTAGAGGTGATCATGAAAAAGCTGTTCACGGGACTGCTCGCGCTGCTGCTCGCCGGCGGCGCGCTCGCGCAAAACTACCCGAGCCCCACGTACAACAATCTCACTGTGCAGGGCAATGCGACGCTGGGCGCTCACATCGCGGCGACGGGCGGAACGCTCTCCAGCGTATCGATAACCGGCGGTACCATCAGCGGCCTGACATCACCGCTGCCGGTTGCTTCGGGCGGCACGAATTCGGCGACGGCCAGCGGCACAGCGCTCGACAACATCACGGGATTCGTCAGCACCGGCTTCCTCACGCGCACGGGCGCGGGCGCCTATGCGTTCCAGAGCCTCACGAACGGCATCACGTATGCCAATCTCGCGCAGGCTGCGGCCAATACGGTGCTGGGCAACGCGACCGGCGCGACGGCGAATGTTACCGCCATCACCGTGACGGGATGCAACGGCGCCGCACAGGCGCTGCAGTGGACGAACGGCTCCGGCTTTGGCTGCAACTCTGCCATTGCGACGTCAGGCGCGAATGCGAACATCACATCGCTGTCGGGCCTCACGACTCCACTTTCCGTTGCACAGGGCGGCACCGGCCGCGCGACGCTGACCGCGCATGGTGTGCTGGTTGGCGAGGGAACCGCGGCCGTCAACCAGATCGCGCCCAGCACTGCGGGGCAGGCGCTCATCAGTGCTGGCGCGACCAGCGATCCGGCATGGGGCTACCCCACAGGAACGCTTATCGGCGTGCGCGTCTTCACGTCGAGCACGACCTATACGCCGACGGCGGGCACGAACAGCATCATTGTCGAGATTCAGGGCGGTGGTGGTGCGGGCGGCGGTCAGGTCGCCACGGGCGCCGGCCAATTCTCGGTAAGTGCGGGCGGTGCCGCTGGCGGTTATATACGCCACCGTATGACTACTGGATTCAGCGGCGCAACCATCACTATCGGGGCAGGTGGTGCGGGCGCTTCTGGAACAACTGGCGGAAGCGGTGGAGCGTCGAGTTTTGCGGGTATTACCGCCAACGGCGGAGCAGGCGGCACCGTATCGGCTGCCGGATCGTCCGCCGTCATTGGGCCATCCACTGGTGGTACCGCAACGGGCGGAAACATTCTGAACATCAACGGTGCCCCTGGATGGTATGGCATGGGAGGCACGTATTCCCTGGGTGGCATGGGCGCCAATTCGCAGCTTGGGTCTGGGGGCATTGAAAACGCGAATATTGGCGGCGGCGCTGCGTCTGGATATGGATCTGGCGGTGGCGGAGGGGTGAATGGGGCTAGCGTCGCAGCGATGACTGGCGGTGCTGGCGCGGCCGGCGTCGTGATCGTCTGGGAGTACAACTGATGAACCGCTATGCGATCGTCCAGAACGGCGTCGTCGTGAACGTCGCGCTATGGGATGGCCAGACGCAATGGGCTGATTCCCAGGCTGCGATTCTGTTGCCCGTCGACTCCCCGGTGTGTCCCGGATACACGTACGACGGCACGAATTTCACTGCGCCGCCTCCGCCGCCTGCATATCCGATTTGATTCGAACAGGGAAAATTCTTAAAACATGCGCATCGTGATCAGGAGAGCACCGTGCGCAAATCCCTTCTCGCCAGGCTGATCGGCCTCATCTTTCCGGCCATCGGTGCCGGCAACCCGCCGAGTATTCCGGACAACGGGGCGATGCCCGATCAGATCGGCCTGTACAACGCAGTTCTCGGCATGAACCCGTTTCAGGAGACCGGCTACAACGCGGCGACCAACACGGCCGGCTTCACGCTGGCCGGTTCGCAGATTGCCGGCGCGGCCCAGAACTTCCTCAATCTCACGGGCACGCTCGCGGGCGCTGCGAATGCGCAGTTGCCGACCGTCGCACAGTTGATCGCGGCGCTGCCGTCGAATGTGCAGGCCGCGCCGACCGGACTCAGTTTCCAGCTTCGCGTGATCAACAGTTCCGCTGGCGCATTCGCGTGGACGCTCACGACGAATACCGGCTGGACTCTCAACGGCACGATGAGCATGGCGCAGAACACCTGGCGAGATTTCATCGTCACCATCACCAGCGCGACGACGGCCAGCATCCAGGCAGTCGGCACGGGCACGCAATCGTAAGGGCCACCATGAGCAAGCTTCTCAAGCGACTTCTCGGTCTCCTGTTCCCCGGCGTCGACGATCCCGATGGCGGTGGCGATCCCGCGGCGGCAGGTGGCGACCCGGGCGCAGATCCTAACGCCGACGCAGGCCCGGACGACAGCAACGACGATCTGGACATCGATCTCGATTTCGACGAGCCCACGCCGCCCGCGCGAGGTGCCTCGCAGGACAGCGACCGTCTCGCGAGACTCGAAGCCGAAGTCGCTGCTGGCCGCCGGGCTGCAGACGAAGCACGTGCCCGCTTCAGCTCGACTCCAACTGTCGATCCCGAGTTCCAGCGCGAGGAAGAGCGCCTGCGCAATCCCGAGACGCCCGAGATGGAGCGCTGGCAGATCCAGGCGAACCGCACGCTGCGCGAGACGCAGGCCGAGGCCCGCCGCGCGATGTTCCAGGCGCAGGACATGGCCGACCAGACGCGGTTTCAGGCGGGCGTCGCAACCGATCCCCGTCGCGCGAAATACGCGGAGCGCGTCGAGCAGGCCGTGCAGGCCGAACGCGCGCAAGGCCGCAACGCGTCGCGCGAGGCCGTCTACTTCTACATGCTCGGCAAGGACATCGCCGAGGGCAAGCTCAAGCCGAAGGTCAAGGCAAAGACGCCGGCTGCCGACGTGCCGCGCGGCCGCACGCCTGCCGTGCGCTCGAACGTGCCTTCGGGGCGCGGACTGACCGAACACCAGAAGCGCGCCGCGCGTCTGGAGAACATCAATATCTGACCAGCAAGGGGAAACCATGCTTACGACCCAACTGGCCCTCCTGCTGGGCCTGCTGTTTCCGGGGGTGACGAACCAGTCGACCAGCTTCACGTCCGACGTGGAAGCGTACATCCAGGAGGAAGTCGAACCGCTCGCGCGCCGGCAACTGGTTGCGTACCAGTTTGGCAAGCCGCTCAAGCTCGACAGCAACCGCGGCACGACGTACACCGCGTCGCGCTACCAGCGTCTGCCGCTGCCATACGCTCCGCTTCAGGAGGGCGTCGCGCCTCCGGGCGAAGCGATGACGCTGCAGCAGGTGACGGCCACCGCACAGCAGTGGGGCGATCGCGTCATCATCACCGACGTCGCGAACCTCACGATCAAGCATCCGCTCTTCCAGCAGGCCTGTGAACTCGTTGGGATTCAGATGCCAGAAACGCTGGAACGCAACACGCTCAACACGCTGATGTCGGCACCGCAGGTGAACTATGCAAACGGCAAGGCGAACCGCGCGGCGGTGACGTCGAGCGACGTGATGAGCCCGCACGAGTCGAACCGCCTCTTCGCATCCATGGCGAACTATGGGGTGCCGCGCTTCAATGGCGACGAACGCGAAGACATGATGATCGAGGCGGGCGCCTATCGCGATCCGTCGAAATCGCCCGCGACGAAGCAGCACTACGTCGCGCTGATCAGCCCGTTCTCCGCGCAGGACATGCGCGAGAACTCGTCGGTCCAGCAGGCCTGGGCATACAGCGACGTCAACCGGCTCTATAACAACGAGCTGGGTGACTTCGGCGGCGTGCGGTACTGCGAAACGAACATGATGCCGTACTGGACGGGCGGCCCGCAGATCAACGGCACCGCGTCGACGTCGGGCGGCCAGCTCGCCACGGGCACGTACTACGTCCAGGTCACCGCGGCGCCGGCGCTGACGTCGGTCGAGCAGACGATCTACCAGGTGTCGACGGCGATCAACGTGACCGGCCCGACGGGTTCTATCGCCGTGGTGCTGCCGGCGTTCCCGAACTACGTGTTCAGCGTGTACATCGGGAGCACGGCGAATCCTTCGAATCTGGCCACGGCCATCGGTAACGGCGTCCCGGTGACCGGCGTGCTGGCCGGTCAGGCAACGCAACTGCAGCCCGGCCAGACCGTCACGCTGACGGGCGTCGGTGCCACGCAGACGCCGCCGGCCGCACCGGCGAACGGCGTGTCGGTGTTCCCGGTGATCTTCATCGGAAACCACAGCTACGGTCAGGTGCTGCTCGAGAACCCCGAGTTCCACTACCTGACCGGTGCCGACAAGTCGGACCCGCTCAACCAGACGCGGGTCGTGTCGTGGAAGGTGTTCTACGGCTCGATCCTTCTCAACACGGCCTTCCTGTCCCGTGTCGAATGCGGCTCCGCATTCAATCCCGGCTATCAGGGCGGCACCGTGACCACCCCGTAAGGAGCATCTGATGGTCGCACGCAACCAGCAGGAGCCTGGCAAGCCCACGGCTCCGGAGGAAACTGACGCCGCAGCCGGCGACATCGACCGGAAGGACGAGAGCCTCGAAGAACTTCGCGCGCGGATCAAGGCGCTGGAGGCGGAGAACGAGAAGCTCGCCGCCGCGAAGGATCTGGCCGAGGAAGAATCGTCACGCCTGTCGGCGCAGGCCCAGTCGTCGCTGCTCACGTCGTCGGTCGTCGAGCGTTTCGCCGGCAAGGACGAGGACGGCGAGACGGATCTGTGGTGGTACCGGATCGACATTGCGCCGTGTGGCGGCGACCACATCAAGATCAACGGCAAGCCTTATCTGCACGGTCATACGTACAAGTTCGATACCGACACGCTGCGTTCGATCAAGGAGATGGTCGCGCGCACGTGGGTGCACGAGAACGACATCAACGGTCACGCATTCAACGCGTACCGGCAGCACCAGAACAAGGTGCTCGGCAGTGGGAAGGCACCGGCCTGGGCGCTGCAGTAATCGCACCATCACCACAAGGAAAACCATGTCCGGACAATCGCAATCCGCCAACGCACAGGCGGCCACCGTCATCGGCAACTTCAGCATCACGCTGCCCGCACCGAACGGCGCGCAGCTCTCCGCGAGCGGCTATCTTGTCGAGGGCGAGTCGAGAGACTCCCTCGACAGCCGCATGGATCTCGCGCGCGAGGCCCTGCAGCGCCAGCAGCGCATGCTGGAGATCCCGGTCATCGAAGCGCACATCGAGCAGTACGAGAAGGCGCATGAGGACATCGAACGCGCCTATGCCGATCTGCTCGAACGCAGCAATGCGTCGAAAAAGGCCGGCGTGAAGAACCTGTCGAGCCAGGAACAGGCGAACCTCAAGACCTACCCGGCGCAGCTCAAGGGTATCGAGGCGGAACTGGCAAAGGCGCGCAAGAAGATCGCGGACGCGCGCGCGGGCGTCTGATATGGCCTACCTCCAGGCCCAGATGATCGTCGCGCGTGCATGCGCGATCGCGAAATGTCCCGGGTGGCTGCCTCAGGGCGGCATCTACCTGAACATGGTCCTGGAGGATCTCTGGCTGCACCGTGACCTGAAGATCAACCGCGTCACGGAATCCATTGTGGTGCAGGCGAACAGCTACGGCCCGTTCACGCTGCCGCTGAACTACCTGCGGACCTACGATCTGTTCTTCCAGCAGAACAACCTGCCGTACTTCCTGCACCCGATCTCTCCGGAAGAGTGGGACCAGGAGTTCAAGGACCCGTCGATCGCGAACTACCCGTACGAGTTCATGACGAACCTGTACGACGAGACCACGGCGCAGGCGAACAACTCGGCGGGCCAGCTCTTCATCTATCCGCAGTCGTCCGGCCAGATCACGCTGACGCACCGGTACATGGTGAAGCAGCCGGACATCGCCACGCCGGAAAGCTCGACGGTCATTCCGTGGTTTCCCGACCAGCAGTACCTGATCAAGCGCACGGCCGCCGAGCTGATGAGCGAGACCGACGACACGCGTCAGGAGTCGTTCCTCGCGCAGTGCGAGGCGATGCTGCGCACGCACCTCATCATGGAAGGCGATGAGCAGCAGGTCGTGAAGTCCGTCCGCCTCGATCCGCGTCGCTTCCACACGAACCGCACGCTGAAGCCGACGAAAATCACGGATTAGGGGCGGCCATGGCTATCCGCAACGCCAGGCCGGTCCGCTTCACGCCGAAGGGCCTCTGCGACGCGTTCGACGCGACGGACGCTTTTCCGGGCGCGTGCCAGCTGCTCTCCAATCTCGTATTCGATCAGGGCAATCCCGAGATAGTGGTGGCGCGGCCCGGCGTCGGTGCTGCCGCGACGACGTTTTCCGGCTTCACCACGCCGACGTTCGTCTCCGTTTTCATCGTGATCGGCACCGTGGCCTACGGCATGGTGGCGAGCGCGCGAAACGCCGGCCACGACGAGCCGTTTGCCTATAACCTGCTCACCAACACGTTCATCACGGTCAGCGGCGTGACGTCGGCCAATACGCCCGCGTCTGCCGCGACGAGCGGACCATGGACGCCGCCGACGATGGCGGTGGTGAGCACGAAGATTCTCGTCACGCATCCCGGCTTCAGCGGCACGGGCTCGAACTTCTTTGGCGTGATCGACATCTCGAATCCGGCCGCGCCGGCGTGGTCCTCTGCGAATCTCGCGACGAACGCGCTCACGGGCGTACCGACCTCGGTTGCGAACTTCAACAACCGCGCGTACTTCTCGGTGGGCAACACGCTGCAGTTCAGCGACGTGCTGGTACCGACCACGCGTACGAACGCCAGCCAGGCTCTCACGGTCGGCGACACGACGGTAATCACGGCGCAGTCCGGCCTGCCGTTCCAGACCACCTCGGGCGGCGTGGTGGGGGCGCTCGTGGTTTTCAAGCAGTCGCAGATCTGGCAGGTGACCGGCGATCCGACCACGAGCAATCTCGCGCTCAACTACATCTCGCTGACGACGGGCTGCGTCGCGCCGCGCAGCGTGGTGCAGGGGCCGTTCGGCATCTTCTTCGCCGGCCCCGATGCGCCGTACATCCTGAACTTCCTCGGCACGCTGGTGCCGTTGTCGAGCAAGCCGGGAACCGACTTTCCGGCCGATCTCCAGGTGCCGTTCCAGAACACCACGCAGCCCTCGCGCATCGCCGCGTCGTTCTCGGGAAACATCTACCGGATCTGCGTCCCAACGCTGATCCAGGGGCAGCAGCAGACCAACGACTACTGGTACGACATCCGGCGCAAGCGCTGGACCGGACCGCATACCTTCACATACGACTGCGCAGGGCAGTACGGCAGTGCCTTCGTGCTGTCCAGCGCATCGCAGGGCGCGGCGCTCTTCGTGAGCACAACCATTCCGACATCGAACAGCGCGTACACCGATGCCGGCAGCGCGATCGTTGCGCACCTGCGCTCGGCGAATTTCCCGAAGACCGGGCACATGCAGGAAGTGCAGGTCGTTGAGTCGACGATCGAGGTTGCCTCGACGGGCGCCGCGGTGAACTTCAACCTGACGGCGCTCGATGAGCAGGGCGGCACGCTCGGCACGACATATGTGCAAACGGCAGCCTCTGGCTCGCTGTGGGGAACGCTGGTGTGGGGCGCTGGCAACTGGTCGTCGAACACCAGCATACCGGGCGTGTACTCCATCCCGTGGCCGTCCGCGCTTGTCTTCCAGAAGATGTCGATCGACGTGACGGTGACGCCGGTCAACGAGGTGCAGATCGGCACCTTCTTTGCCCGCTATCAGGACGCGGGCTATACGAACCAGAGGTGATTCATGGCCATCATCGGCACGCTACCCAACAATCTGGCGAACGGCACGACCGCGGACGCTTCGCAGGTCATGGCGGACCTCAATTTCATCGTCAACCAGACCAACGCCAACGCGCAGCCGGCGGGCAATTACATGCTGGCGAACGTCACGACGCTTTCCCTCCAGCAGCTCACGGTGAAGGACGCCGGAAACGGGCAGAACACGCTCACGATCGATGGTTCCACCGACAGCAGCGGGGCCAACGTCAAGCTGATCGGAGATGGCGCCACCACGCCGAACAAGTACCTGAAGGCAACTGCTGGTACGTTCCAGGTGGTCAATAGCGAATACACAGGCGTGTGCATCCAGTCCGACGATAGCGGTAATTTTCTCGCGGTCGGCAACATCACCGCGCAGTCCGACGAGAGGTTCAAAAAGGATTGGGCAGACCTTCCGCCTGATTTTCTGGAGAAGCTTTCGCTCGTAAAGAGCGGCACGTTTTCCCGCACGGACATCGAGCAGCGTCAGGCAGGTGTCGGCGCGCAATCTCTGAAAGAGGTTCTTCCTGAAGCCGTTCAGGAGGTGAACGAACGGCTGACGGTGGCGTATGGGCAGGCCGCGCTCGTCGCATGCGTTGAGCTGGCAAAGGAGGTCATGCGCCTTCGCGCGCTGCTGGAGCAGGCGAAATGACGCTTCCTGCCAGCTTCCCCCTCTCGTCGTCCCAGATCTGGAACGAGATCGGGAACCCGCTCAACGGCCAAGGGGCCAGGGTTTTCAACATTACGCACCCGTGGCTCCTCGCGCTCGCACACAAGGGAGGCGCTCCTGTCAGCTTCTCTGATTTCCTTGGCAAGACAGGGCGCTTCGACGGCAATCTGGCTATGTCGTCACCGATTCCCACCTTTACTCCACCAGGCAACTTCTTCGGCGGCGCATGGGGAGAATGCGGCGGCGACGGGACCAATTCATTCGCCTATCTTGGCATCGGCGTCGGCACGTCGTGGACCGGAAATATTCTGGTCAGCAACAACACAACTGGCGTTTCTCATATTTTTTTGCCAAACGCCAAAAATAGCTGGAGATACACCGGGGCGTACGCTGCTGATTTCTTCCGAGCAGGCCAAATCGACAACTTCACGATTATTCCCGCGAACTAGGCCCGGTCTCCGAGGTTTCTCCGAACAGGGAAAAAACCGACCATAACCGCGATCAGCGAGCGCTACGGGGAAAAAATTGGACGACGACCGCACCCTCACAGATGGCGATGTGAAAGCCATTGCCGCGCAGATAGAGCAGGGAATCACGCAGCGCTTCCAGCTCAATGTCGGCCGCGGCGTCCTTGGATTTGTCTGGCGCGCGTTCCTGTACCTGCTGATCATGACGGCCGCCTACGGTGCTGGAGGCGGGTTCAAGAAAATCCTGTAGGAGGTCGACATGCTCGATTCCATCCGTTCCGCCATCGAGGCGAAATTCCAGGCGCTGGTCGCCGATGGTCGCTCGTTCTGCGAAAAGGCCGAGGACTTCGTCGGTCTCGGCAACGTCGCGAAGCAGTTGACCGCGGACGAGGCGGCGCTCACGAGCATTCTCTCCGCGGACGGTTCCACCGTCGAGCAGAAGGTCGAGGCGGTCCTGCGCTGGGCCGGCAAGCTGTGAATACGCTCGACATGCCGACCATGATCGCGGAACTGCGCCGCGATGAAGGAGTTCGGCTGAAGCCATACCGCGACACCGTGGGCAAGCTCACCATCGGTGTGGGACGAAACCTGGACGATGTCGGGATTAGCGAGGACGAGGCCAATGCGATGTTGCAGAACGACATCTCCGGGGCCTGTGGCGATCTTGACGATGCGCTGCCGTGGTGGGAAACGCTTGATCCGGTCCGTCAGCGCGTGCTGGTCAACATGTGCTTCAACATGGGGATCGAGACCCTGCTTGGTTTTCACGCAACGCTTGGCGCTGTTCAGCGAGGAGACTGGCAGGCGGCCCATGACGGCATGCTCGCATCGCACTGGGCGGATCAGGTCGGTGCGCGTGCGCAGCGGCTCGCCAACATGATGCTGACGGGAGAAGCGTGATGCTCGGAATCGATGATGCAGTGGCCGGCGTGAGCAAGCTGCTCGACGATGGGCTCAACAAGATTTTCCCCGACCCGTCGCAGAAGGCCACGGCCGAGGCGCTGGTGATCAAGGCTCACAACGACGCCGCGATCGCGCTGCTGTCACAGCAGATGTCGGTGATGCTTGCCGAGGCGCAGAGCAAAGACCCGTGGACGAGCCGTGCGCGGCCATCGTTCCTCTACGTCATGTACGTGATGATCCTCGTCGCCATTCCGATGGGCTTCGTCGCGGCGTTCCGCCCGGACGTCGCCGCATCCGTGGCACAGGGCATGCGCGCGTGGCTCGCTGCGATCCCTGACGCGATGTGGAACATGTTCGGCCTGTGCTTCACCGGCTACACGATCTCGCGCGGGTACGAGAAGGTGAAGGGTGCTACGAAATGAGCAGGCTGGGCCGCTACTTCCTCAACTTCGCCGTCCTCTTCGATGAGGCGGTGAATACGGTATTTGGCGGCTCGCCCAACGAGACGGTCAGCGAACGCGCGGCAAAGGCGCGCAACGCCGGCCGGCGCTGGGGCTGCGTTCTGTGCGGCCTGCTGAACAGGATCAACCCGGGGCACTGCGACAACGCATTGACCTCCACCATCGGCGACGACGCCATTATTCCGGACGGAAAATGAACCACCTCGTGCCCATTGCAGCCGGCATCGATACCGCACCGCTCCTGCTCGCGATCGCGCGCCAGTCGAACCTCTGGAACCGGCATACGGCGCGCACGCAGGTGGAGGGATCGCCGCACGCCGGCGTGTCGGATATCTGGCTGCGCTACAACGACGAGAAGCCTTTCAGGGAGAAGGGCGACTACACCGGTTTCAACGACGCGCACGACCCGATCTTCTATCCCGAGTGGTACGCGCTGCCGCAGGTGCGGCCCATCGTGTTCGGCCTGATGGCGCGAGTCGAGGGCACACGCCTTGGTGGCGTGCTCATCACGAAGATTCCGCCCGGCGGCCACGTACTGCCGCACGCGGACGACGGCTGGCACGTGCACCACTACAACACGAAGCTGTACGTGGTGCTGCAGTCCAACCCGATGTGCTGGAACCGCGTCGAGGACGAGAAGGTCGTGATGAAGCCCGGCGAGGTCTGGTACTTCGACAACTCGAAGGACCACGAGGTGAAGAACGAAGGCCCGGATGACCGGATCACGCTGATCGTGTCCATCAGGTGCGAACGATGATCAAACATCACTTCTCGGCCGGCGTATACGTGCGCGAAATGACCCTCGCGAAGGAAGGCGAGGTGCTGACGCACGAGCACGTGTACGACCACTTCGGCATTCTCGGAGCCGGCTCGATCATCCTCGAGCTGGACGGCGAGATGTCGGTTCATCACGGCCCGTGCGTGGTCGAGATCAAGGCTGGGAAGAAGCATGGCATCAAGGCGCTGACCGACATCACGTGGTTCTGCGTGCACGCCACCGATGTCGCCGATCCCGAAAAGATCGACGAAGTGCTGATCAAGGGGTGACGCCATGCCATGGAGCGTCGCTGCAGCAGTCGGATCGTCCCTGGCCGGAGCTGCCATATCGAGCGCCATGTCGCCCTCGACTTCCGGCGGCGGCTCGGGTGGCCCGAGCAGCTACTACGTGCCGAGCGGCCTGCAGACCGCAGACCAGACATGGCAGGATCTTCTGAGTGGATCGCAGGGCAACCAGCAGGCCATTCAGGGGGTGATGCCGTACTACAACCAGTCTTTTCAGGCGGGGCTAGCCGGCGGTCAGCTATACGCTCCCGGCTATCAGCGTGCAGCAGATCAGGTATCCAGCTATGACCAGCTTCTGGCCCAATATCTCAATGGCCAGGGGAATCTGAATTTTGGTACGCAGCAGTCTCTGCTTGGGGCGGGGCAGCAGGTCTACAACCTCGGTCTCGATCCCCAGAATGCGCTGTATGGGCGCACGGTGCAGCAGTTGCAGGACCAGACCGGCGCAACGAATTCGATGTACGGCCTTGGCTCGTCGGCGGCGGGTGCGGGAGTAGCCAACCAGGCGCTGTCGAACTTCAACATTGACTGGCAGAACAACCAGCTTTCCCGTGCTCTTCAAGGACTGCAAGGGTACGCTGGCGCGGCTAATACAGCAGGGTCGTATGGGCAACTTGGCACCGCACAACTTCAGTCCGTCCCGCAGTACATGCTGCAAAGCGGACAGCTACCCTACACGGTCAACCAGACGACATCGGCGCTGCCCGGTCAGCTTGCCGGAGCGTACGCATCGCAGGTCGAACAGGGTCCGCTTGCTTCGGCATCGTCCATCCAGGGGCAGATCATTCCGTACCTGAACTACGGTGCCGGGGCACAGTCGGTTCCGTTCCAGGCCCAGTCGCAGGGAGCCGGTGCGCTCGGCAGCGCTGTTTCCCAGGGCATCTCGGGACTCGGCACCTCAATCCAGAATGCCGGTGGCTGGAACAACTTCTTTGGTGGCACCACCGGCTCCTTTGGCGGCGGCGACTTCAGCGGCGCGTTCACATCGAGCCCGTACTACTCCGGCGGCGGAAACCAGTACGGCTTCACCTTGCAGTAGGAGGCCACCGTGGCAGGGCTTTCGGGACTCCCATACTTCATGCAGTACCAGCAGGCCGCGCAGGACCAGGCGCTGCGCCAGCAGGCCGCGCGCATCCAGCTCGCCGCATTCCAGCAACAGCAGCAGGACCGCCAGCGCCAGCAGGCGGCGCTCGAAGCGGCCGGCAACGCGCTGCCGATGCTGCTCGCGGGCCAACAGGGTCAGCCCGCGCAGTTGCCTGCGCCCCCGCAGGCGCCCGCGCCCGGTCAGGCATCTGTGCCGATGCAACAGGCGGGCAGCGGCGTGCCGATGCCTTCTGGTCCCGTTCCCGGTCAGGTAGCGCGGCCGCCCATTCCGCCCGGTGGCGCGATGGGCGCCATGCCGCGCACTGGCGTGCAGCCGTTCCGGCCGCTGCCGACTGCGGGCTCGCCCGCACAGGCTACGCCACCGCAGATTCCCGCGCCGCCTTCGAATGCGGCCGGCCCCACGCAGCAGCCGTCCGGGCCGCTCACACTCGACAGCGCGATCAAGGTGCTGAAGGATCAGGGCCTGTCCGGTGCCGACCTGATGGCGGGTCTGCAGCAGCTCACGCCGATTCTCGACAGCCAGGCAAAGGCGCAGGCCGCGCAGATCCAGCAGCAGTTCACGCGCGAACTGCAACTTGCCCAGCTTCAGGAGAGGTACGACTCGCTGCGCCAGCGCGCCGAAGACAACGCTTTGAACCGTGCTGATCGCATGCAGGCGCACCAGGACTCGCTGATGATGCAACGCGAGATGATGTCGATCCGCCGCGAATCGCTCAACGCGCGACTGCAGGGTGATCCGAACGCCGCGCTCACGCCCGAGGATCTGGGTTTCATGGCACAGCAGTATCTGGCGGGCGACCGCACGGTGCTGCAGAACCTCGGCCGCGGCGTGCAGGGCTCGAAGAACATCGTGGCGCTGCGCAACGAGGTACGCAGGCAGGCTCAGGCGCAGGGACTCACAGGCCGCGATCTGGCTGCCGCAGTGGCCGAGTTCGAAGGCGTGAAGTCCGGCGAACGCGCGCTCGGTTCCCGCACGGCTCAGGCGGGCATGGCGGTCAACGAGGCATCGCAGTTCGCCGACATCGCGCAGCAGGCGTCGCAGCAGGTGCCTCGCACGCAGTTCGTGCCGGCCAACAAGGCATTGCAGGCCTACGAGACGAATACGGGTGATCCGAAGATCGTCGCCTTCGGCGCGGCGACGAACTCGCTCATCAACGCCTACGCGCGTGCCGTTTCGCCGACGGGCACGCCGACGGTCAGCGACAAGGAGCACGCGCGCGAGATGCTGAACACCGCGCAGACGCCGGAGCAGTACGCGTCGGTAATCTCCATGATGAAGCGCGAGATGGCGGCCGCACAGGCATCGCCGGGTCAGGTGCGCTCCGAGTTTCGCGAGGCCGTGACGCGCGGCAAGCCGATGGCGAATCCGCCGCCTGCCTCGGGCGGTCTGCCGGCGGGCTGGTCGGTGACGGAGCACTGAATGCCGAAGTTCACATTCACCTCTCCGGAAGGGAAAACCTACGACGTGGAGGGTCCGGATGGCGCCACGAAGGAACAGGCTTTTGCCATACTGCAGCAGCGTCTCGGATCGTCAGGCGCTGCAACTGGTGCGACGGCTGGCCCTGCGGCGGCTCCTGTCGGCCCTCCTGCAAGTGCAGCGCCGCAGAGCGTAGCCGGATTCGTGGGCGGCAATCTGGGCAAGGGCGTCGCGCAGGCTTTCGGGCCGGTAGCCGAGGGCGCACAGAAGCTCGTCGACCTGCCGGCGAAGGCCTTCGACAAGGCGCTCGACATCGTGACGGGCGGCCTTTCGAAGCAGCACAAGACGGTCTCCCCATTGCCCGAGACATTGAAGAAGCTGCCGGTGGGCGACGATGCGATGCAGTCTGCCATGAAGCGCCTCGGGGTGATTACGCAGGCTGCTGAGCCGCGCAATACGGCACAGCGCTATGGCGCCGCGGTGCTGCAGTCGCTGCCCGCCGCGGCGTTGCCCGGTGCAGGGGAAGGCGTGCTCGGCCGCGTGTTGCCGCACAGGTCTGTCGCTCACGCGCCCCAGCCAGATCAGGACGCCGCCCGTCACCGAGGCCGCGCGCGCATCCCGAGCCTCCGGCATCCCGCTCACCATCGGGCAGGAGACCGGCAACAAGTCGCTCCAGTTTTTCGAGAACCGTCTACGAGAGCTGTTTCCGTCGAAGGGCACGGCGATGGAGGACGAGGCGCGTCAGGTGGCCGCCGGCGCAAAGCGTGTCGACGAGCTGGCCAGCCAGTTGAGCCAGCAGAACATTGCGGACCCGGAAGCGATCGGCAACCGGCTGCGCGGAGCCTACAACGAGGCGGTGGGCAAGATCGCGGCGGCGCGCGATACGAACGCTGCCAGTGATTACGGCAAGGTGCGCGCGCTCGCGGGCACGAAGCCGGTGATCAAGTACCAGAACGTGACGGACGAGCTGCGCAAGATCATCGACGAGAACGGCAACGTGCCGGCCGGCGACGCATCAAAGATCGCGAAGCAGGCGCGCTCACTCCTGGAAAAGCTCACCGAGACGCCGGCCGGTGAAAAGCCGTCGCCGATCCTGCTACCGTCCGGAAAGCCCGCTCGCATTCCCGAGCCGCCCACGCCATCAGCGCGCGCCGCCACGGTGTCGGACGCCATGAAAACGCGCACCGCGTGGGGCAAGGCCGCGCGCCGCACCGGCAACATCTTCGAGGACATCGACCCGAACGCGAACCAGGTGCTTGCGAAGCGCCTGTTCTCGGCGATCAACCGCGACTTCGATGCGGCGAGCAGCGACAACACGCCAATTGCGAAAGCGCTGCGCGAGGCCAACACCAACTATGCGAAGGCGTCGAAGTCGATCGAGTTCATCGAGCAGTCCGCGCTGGGCAAGCTGCTCGGCAAGGACGTGACCGACGCTGCATTCACCGGCGAGACGTTCTCGACGAAGGCACCCGAACTTATCGCGAAGCGCTACCTCACGATGCAGCCGAGCCAGGCGGCGCAGGTGACATCGATCCTGCGCGAGCATGCGCCCGGTGTTCTGCAGGACGCCAAGGCATACGCGCTGCGCAATGCGCTGGAGTCTTCCCGTTCGGACCTTCCGGGCGCGCCGGAAATGTCGTTCACGAAGTTCCGCCGCGAGATCGACAGGATCGAGCCGAAACTATCCGACATGGGCTTCACATCCGCCGAGATCCGGGACATCAAGGACGTGACCGACACGATGACGCGCGCTGGCGACCGCGTAGGCGCGAACTGGTCCGGCACGACCGCGGCCGCTCATATGCTCGGTACCGGCGCGGCGATGTTCGCGAGCCCCATGAGCGCAGCGGCGTCGATCATCACGCCGTACGTCGCATCAAAGGCGCTGCTCACCGAGCAGGGCCGCGACCTGCTGAAGAAGGCCTACGGGGCCGGCAAGCCGGCGGCGCGCAATGCCGCGCTGGGTGCGCTTCGATCGCTGTACGGCTCGTCCATGAGCGATCTCAACGACCGGTCCAACCAATGAAAATCCTCGCTATCGACGTCGGTTCGAACTGCCTGGACTGGCTCATGCGCTGCCAGCAGTGGGGCCACGAGGTGATGTGGTACGACAAGCCGCGCGCCGACGGCACGCATCGCCATGCCGGTGAGGGCATGGTCCCGAAGCTGCGCGATTACGACGCGCTGCGAAAGAAGTGGCTTGGCTGGGCGGACCTCATCTACCTGCCCGACAACGTTTCGTACCTCGACATGCTTGAGCCGTTCCGGCGCATGGGATACCCGATCTACGGCTGCAATCTCAGTGCCGTGGAGTGGGAGCTTGATCGCGAGGTAGGCCAGAAGGTGATGGAAGACTGCGGCATGCGCATCATTCCCGGCAAGACGTTCCACGATTACGACAGCGCGATCGCGTACGTGAAGAAAGAGGGCAAGGCGTTCGTGTCGAAGCCGTCTGGCGATGGCGAGCGCGCGATGTCGTATGTCGCGAACAGCGCGGCCGACATGGTGTACATGCTGGGCCGCTGGAAGAAGATCGACAAGTACCGCGCCGCCGCGAAGCAGGACGGCTTCATCCTGCAGGAGAAGATCGACGGCATCGAGATGGCGGTGGGCGGCTTCTTCGGTCCGGATGGCTGGTCGAAGGTCTGGATCGAGAACTGGGAAAACAAGAAGCTGATGAACGGCGACCTCGGCGTGAACACCGGCGAGATGGGCACCACGGTGCGCGCGGTGCGCCGCTCGAAGCTGGCCGACGAGGTGCTGACACCGGCCACCGACTACCTGCACCGCATCGGCTACGTCGGGTACGTCGACGTGAACTGCATGATCCCGGCCGACGGCAAGGGTCCGTTCCCGCTCGAATGGACCATGCGCGACGGCTGGCCGATCCGCCACAACCTGACGGCGCTGATCGAGGGCGACCCGGCCCAGTGGATGCTGGACAAGCTCAATGGCCGCGACACGCTGAAGATCCGCATGGACGAAGTGTGCATCTCCGTGTTGATGGCGTTGCCGGACTTTCCGTACTCGAAGATCACCAACAAGGAACTGTGCGGCATCCCGATCTACGGCGCCGAGGACATGGACCACATCCACTTTTCCGAAGTGATGCTCGGCACGGCGCCGCGCGAGGTGAACGGCAAGGTGGTCGATCTCCCGGGCCCGGTGACGGCGGGCGATTACGTGCTGATCTGCACAGGCACGGGCGAGACCATTTCGGGTGCGCGCCGCTCGGCATACAGCGCCATCAAGAAGGTGAAGATCCCGAACAGCCCGTTCTACCGGACGGATATCGGGAATGGACGGCTCAAGAAGCAGTTGCCTTCCCTTCAATCAATGGGCTATGCGAAGGGTCTTTCGTACTAGGAAAAATCATGCCGATGAAATCGAAGGCGCAGAACCGCGCCATGCACGCAGCAGCGGAGGGCCGCTCGAAACTTGGTATCCCGGCCAAGGTGGGAAAGAAGTTCACCAGCGAGCAGCACGGCAAGCCGGTGAAGCGTCTGCCTGAACGGAAGAAGGCGAAGCGATGAGACGCGCCATGCGCGCCGGCCTGATCAGCGAAGAGTCGATCAAGGACGCACTCACCGAGGCGAAAGGCGACATCTTCCTCGCGTCGACGGCGCTCGACTGCACAGCGCAGGAACTCGATCGTTACATCCGCGCATCGGCGGAGCTGCAGAACTTCGCCGCGGCGATCGAGAAGGTGAAGGTAGATCCCGCCTACTCGCGCATGAGCATCGAGCAGTTCGAGAACCGGCTCGCGGACCTGAGCCTTGCGTACAAGGTGGTCGGCATCGAGGAGTTGCACAACCTCGCCACGATGTCGCACAAGGGCAGTGCCGCCATGGCGAAGGTCAAGCTGCAGGCGGCGATCGCGTTGCGCGGCGGCCAGCATCAGGTGGCTGGCGACCGGGAACTCGAGCACGCGCTGAGCGAGCTCAACCAGCTCTATCACGCCACCGCGCCGCGTATCAAGGAAATCCGCCAGACCGTCATCACCCTGCAAGATGGTCGGGCAGAGACTCAACGAACGATCGAACTGACGCCAGATCAGCAATAGCCTCGGCGCGTTTCCGCTCGATCACATCCCAGTCAGGCTCGGTATCGCGATAGACCTGCCACTTCGTCACGGCGATGTGCCCGAGCCTCGCCATCTCTTTCACTGCGGCCTTGTGGCCCGCCTCGCGCACGACCCGCTTTGCGTCCGTGCGGCCGGCGCCGATCCATTCCCACGCCGGGATGAGCCCGGAAAACTCCGGAGCGATGCGCGGCCGGATTTCCCATTCCTCGACGGGCTTCAGGCTCTTGCGCAGGTACATCACGTGCTGCTTTGCGATGCCCGAGGCCTCGGCTAGTTCGTCATCCGTCATGCGGCGCCCGCGGCAGAGATGCCATAGCTCGCGCAGGCGGTCCGCCGGCGGCGTGCGCAGGTCGACGCACTCCTCATGCACGCGCCACGTGTGCGGCCGCGGCAGGACAGCGTACTCGGCCGTGTGGATGGCCGACTTCGTGACGCGCTCCATCGTCAAGGGGCACTCGACGAAGACCAGCACGTCGGCCGGGCCCGCCATGTCCGAGTAGGTGTAGCGATCCAGCAGCACGCCGCCGCGCTCTCGCCAGCGTGTGAGCTGCGACGCACTCGCCTTGTCCCAGTGCGCCCACACGTAGACCGGCAGGTCGGCGATCTTCGAGCTTTTGAAGAACACCGTCCTGATGGTCGTATAGCCACGGTTCACCAGCACGTGCGTGAAGCCCTCATGCGCCTTGCGGATGGACAGCGCGACGTCGGGCGTTGCGAAGTACTTCAT